CCCGATTTCATCATGCGGCGAGACATACCTTCGCCCATTCTTCCTAAACCGATTAATCCTACTTTCATAAAACCTCTGGATATGCGTGCGTAAGTCCCCAATATATAAAAAGTCCAATTGAACCAAACAAAGTCATTGAAGTGAATATTAACCTAATCATCTTCTTCGTCCTCATAGGTAGATGGTTCTTCAAAGAGTTCATCCATTTTTTGTTGTATAATTCTTTGTTGCAGTTCTTGCAAGTCTTCTTCGGTGAATTTAACCACTAGTAAAGGATCTCCTGCTTTAACGTCGTTTAATTCTGGATGTTTTACTTTTGGACTTTTAGAATACCCATGATGAGCATTCATAATCATCCAACCCTGCACGAACATTGTAAGTGCAATCACCACAAGAACAAACCAAGGAACCAAGAAAATCAGTTCAGAGTGATTTTGAGCCATGGAAGCAACGGAGGAATTACCCCTACAAGTCTCAAAAGTCCTTCAGCAAATAAAGCAAGAACCACCCAACCGACGCACATACTAATGATAGAAGCATTACGGTTGTGTCGTCGTATTGCTGCATCGATCATCTCCTGAACTTCAGAACGTGTAATAAATTCGTCTTGTTCGTGCATCATTTCTCGTCTCCAAGAAACTTTGCGAGAGGATCTTTTCGGGTTTTTAAAATCTCACATGCTCGATAATAAAACATATTATTAGTGTTGCCAGAGGCTTCAAAAGTTGCCTTGATCTTCACCCAATTATCATAGGTGTGCTGATCCATAGGTTTGTCCCTGTGATACTATTATATACTAATCACAGACATTTCAAAGTCAATTTTTTGTGTTCATATCGTAACACTGTTGAAGAAAATATTAAATTTGTAACTTAACTTAAAACGGAAAGGGTGGGATTCGAACCCACGGATGCTTTCACATCGCTAGTTTTCAAGACTAGAGCCTTCAACCACTCGACCACCTTTCCAGTGGGAGGTTCAACGAACCTCAAAATCCAAACGCTTTACTTTGCGTTGGCGTCTTGCCTCTTGCCAGGCAATATCTTGTGAAGTCAGAACATTTGATTTTTGTTCTTTCTGAATAGAGTTTAACATAACAATACGAGATAAGTCAAGTGCTGAAATCTTATCTCCACGAATTGTTGCCATATTAGGACAACCACAGGTCACTGTTTTTGAATGATGTCCTGTTATTTCTCTATTACAATCTTTGCATCTTATTGAAATCATTATTCTTCATCCTAATCATTGCAGGTGTGCTCTCAACTGCCAAACAAACTTACCATGAGATTCCATCAAATCTTGAACTAAATTTGCTGTAGCATATGACTTTTGATTTTCAGACTCTTCCGAAATTTCTCCCATCAATTCACAAAACTTGGTATTGTTATCAAGAAGTTCTTGAAGCATTTCTTTTGCTCCGGTTGAACTTGCTGCCTCTTTGATTTGAGTTACCTCAAGCATTCTTGAGAGAGAACTGAGAGGTTTTACATTCAGATAACGCATATGTTCTGAGAGACGATCAATCTCTTCAAACATAGTCTCATACTGACCACCAAAGAGTTGATGTAGTTGAGTGAAATCTTCACCTACAACATTCCAGTGAAATGCCCAAGTTTTATGGAATAAAACAAAAAGCGATGACTGTGCATCACTCAAGAGTTTATAAAGTTTTTCCATTATACTCTTTTTTTATTTTTATTTATCAAGTGGGAGCAGAGGGATTCGAACCCCCGACATTCTGCGTGTAAAGCAGACGCTGCTACCGCTGAGCTATGCTCCCGTATTTAGGATGCCCACCGTTTTTATATCTTCCACCTCTACTCTTATTTGGAGGTTGAGTTTTAAGAGAGTGGCAATTTGGACAGAGAACCTGCAAATTGCTTGGCGAATGATTAAATGGGTCATCGTCAATATGGTCGATTTCTAATGGAACTTTACCAGTATGGATATTAGTTCCAGACCAACCACATTTAGAGCACTTGTGTAGTGCTTCCTCCAAAAGATAGTTTCTTACATATTGCGATAAATTGTAAGAAGAACCACCTGAAACTAAACCTTGTTTCCATTCAGTAATATACTGATTTCTTGTGTGTTCTTGTTGACATTTGTTGTTACAATACTTACCTCTTTTATGATAAGGATTGTAAGTAAATATCGTAGAACAATTTAAACAAGTAGCGGTTTGTTTCATCAGTTTAGTAGAACACTTTATTATTTATAAGGTATTCTACTAACTCCCCCGACAAGATTCGAACTTGTGACCTGGAAATTAACAGTTTCTCGCGCTACCGCTGCGCCACAGGGGAATAAGTGTAGGTGAACCAACCTACAGTTTAGAGATTGCTCTCAAGGTCTTTTATGTGCCTCTGGCTGGGAATCGAACCCAGTATCCAACTCCTTTGTCAGGGTGTCCTTACCAATAGACTACGCAGAGGAAATGGGAAGTATTAGAGGACTTCCCAGCAAGGGTGATCAATCCCTTGACCTATGAGAGTCCCATAGGATTTAGTTGGCGTCTTTCTATGCTATCTGCA